TAATCGAATTTTCAGCAATAAGTGCGCTAGTAATCTGGTTAGCTGCTATGTGAGCAGTATCTATACTACCATCTACTAAATGTTCTGAGTCTATTGAATCGTCAGCTATCTTTGCGCCTGTTACTGCATCAGCTCCTATCTTGGCACTAGTAACTCCTGAATTAGCTATCTTAGCTGTTGTTACCTGTAAGTTACCTATATGTATTGTGTCTATTGAGCCTGTTACTAATTCTGCTGAATCTACAGAGTTTGCTGATAGTTGTGTACTACCTACTGCATTACCTGCGATTTCTGCACTGTCTACTGAGTTTGCAGCTATCTCATTCGAAGTGATTGCGTTTGCTCCTATCTTCGCTGTTGTAACTGCACCTGTTGATAGATGTATTGTATCTATACTTCCTGAAACTAACTCACTAGAGTCTACTGCATTAGCTGCTATAGCTGCTGCATCGATTGCATTGTCTTGAACCCCTGCTACTGCTGTAGCCTGCATTTGAGCAGCACCCACAGAGTTAGTTGCTAACTCTGACGCAGTAATAGAATTTACTGATATTTCTGAAGCCGTGACAGCATTAGCTGCTATCTTAGTGGCCGTAATAGCATTACCCGCTACTGCATTTTCTTGTACTAAAACTTTACCTATTAATGGCATCTTATGTTTGCTCCAAATAACTTAGCACTACATCTACTGAGGAAGCAATGTTTGATTGAACTTTTATTGCATCTCCAGCTTCTAGTACTACTTTAGCATCTCCCCCGATTGGTGCGAGTGTGGATTGTCCTGGTATTTCTATTTGTGAAACTATTCCTACATGGGTAGTTGACGATGCATCGTAAAACTCTACATTAGCTTCAATTGCACCTCCACTTTGATTACATAGATATAATCCTATGATTGTAGTAGTGGTGTTTGAAGGGCAAGTGTATACAGTACTTAAACTTGTACCTACATTTGCTCCTGTTGCTGTTTTAAATGCTGATGCCATAATCTTATCCTAATGCTATTGAGAAGGCGAGTAAATCTTGAGTTGTTAGCTGGTCGGGATTGTGACTGGCAATAGTCACAATACTCCCGTTTGCAGCTTTGGTATAAACTTTCTTTTCATGGACATTCATTGCAATTTCGTGTGTTTGCAAATCATCCGTTCCTGGTGCAGCTCCCGCCGTTTCTGACCTTTTTACTTTTATTACATGCGACATATTAGAATGTTCCTCCGTCTAATGTGTTTGTCCATACTATTGTTCCGTTTGCACCCACTTGTAGTACTTGTCCTACTGAGTGAGTTGAGTCATAAGTTCCGATTGAAAGTGAAGCAAATGAACTTCCGCCATTTGCACCATATAATAATGTACCTTCTGGTAAAGAACTTACTCCTTTTAATCTTAAATTATCATTTGAATGAACTTCAATTGATACATCATCTACATTAACTGAAAGTGTGTTTCCTGATTTAGCAAGACCGTTTCCTGCAGTAACACTACCAGCTCCTGAGAACTGTGTTAATGTTAAATTATCAGTACCTATTGTTGCTGAGCCAGTTATGTTTGAAAGTACGAAACCTGCGTCTGCATCACTTCCTTCTTCAACGAATGTAAACATACCGCCAGTAACTTCTGCTGAGCTATCTGCATCTGTTGCTCTTGTAAGAACATATGGATTTGAAACATCACCAACTGTTGTTACAGAGTAGATACCGTTTTCACTTGCATCTGTTTGTGATTTTACAAGTACTCTATCTCCAGAGGTTAGAGCAATACTATTAACTGTAATTGCACCATTACCATCTGCTGTAAGTGTAGCACCTACACCTGAACTTCCGTTATTATAAGTTGCTGATAAGTTTGACTGTGAAGCAACTCTTACTGAATCTTTAATATCAAGTGCTTGTTTGACACTATCTACATATGCTTTTGTTACTGCGTCTGTAGATTGGGTTGGAGTTCCAATGTTAGTAACTTTGTTTCCACCCATATCAACAGTTTGAGAACCTGCAACGGTTAATCCACCGTCAAAGTCTGCTGATTGTGTAAATGTTGCTGTGCCAGTAACTGTTACTGCGTCACCTGAAGCGTCTCCAAGTGTAACTGCACCATTTAAGGTTGTAGCACCTGTTACTGTTAAAGTATCTGAGAAAGTAGCCGCGTTAGTTACAGATAATGTACCTGCTATTGCTGTATTACCTTCTCCACTTGTTACTGTGAATTTGTCTGTATTTACTGTGATATTTCCAGAAGTAACTAGAGAACCAACTGTAGCTGCTCCAGAAACATCTAATGCTGCGTTCAAGTCAACATCTTTACTGATTTCTACTTCTTCACTTCCATTTGATGTGATAAATTTAACATAAGAGGTTCCGCCTTCATTTATGTCTAAAGCTGCTGCTTCATTATCAGGAATTGTTAGTGAATTAGCTTGACTTGCTAAGCTAAGAGTTCCGCCATGTGTTATTACTAGTGAGCCTGCTGGTGCTATTGTTAAATTACCAGAAGCAGTACTAATAGTATTATTTGAACCAGTAACTACAATATTTCCAGTTTTTAATTGGTCAATTTTACTAGAAGCGTCTACGACTATTGCTGAACTTGCTGTAAGCGTACCAGCTGTATGGTCGAGCATTTCGACATACAAGTCTCCACCTATAGTTGTTACTGCTGAAGAACTTGGGTGTCCTACAAAGAGCTTTTTGGAATTAGACGAATACGCTAACTCACCTTGACCCAAGGAGGTAGGAGCGGCGGTACTACTACTTCTTTTGATTTTAATGGTTTGTGCCATGATTTTATCCTATCGAGCTTAAAAGCTCCCTGCGTCTACCGTGTCTGAGTCCGCTGAATCGTTACCTATCATTATAGGGACAAATTCAAATGTTCCCGATGAAGTTTCACGGTAAATCTTTAACTGATTATCATCAGTATCGTAATATAAATCTCCTTCTGCCAGATTTGTTGTATCTGAAGTAGGAGCTGTTGTTGATACAAAGAATTGATTTGCTAAAAAATTAAGCGCATCCTCTACATTATCAGTGCCTGTAAGTGTACCTACTGGTGAAGTAAGTGTGATACCTGCGGCATCTGATGTGTCTCCGCCTATGGCGGCAGAGATAGTCAAGGTCGTAGTTTGTGCAGTGGCATTTATAGTCTGTGTTTGTGGAGTAATTGATATAGTTGTTGCCATTATCTTGTTACATTTTGTGTAACTCTTGCTACACCCTGAACTAATCTAGTAATCGTATTTGCTGTAGAGTTATAAATCTCTGTATCGTAATAATATTTACCTGCCGCTATATTTGCAGTAAGGGCATGACTAAGTTTCATAGTGAACTTGCCTGCCGCCGCATTAGTAATCGCGCAAGTAAAAGTTGCTGTAAGAGTATTGGAAGAAGGGGTAGGACGTAGTTGTGCTGTTACGCTATGAGTGGATAGATTTACTGCTGTGCCATCTTGTGCCAAAGCAAACTCCAAGGCAAAATCACTGCCTTGATCAATAACTATATCATAATTTCCTGCTGCCATATTTATACTCCTATATGCTAAATTATATCAAAAACTTGAGGTGATGTCAAGAACTATTTTTGAGGGGTATAGAAGAATCTGAATTAGAGGTCTGGATGATGTCTGTCCCCGTACAGTACTTGGGCAAACATATCTTTTAACGCTAGTAGCTTATCATCCTCTTGCATATGAGATTTTGCCCAGTTAAGCATTATAGCATCCGTTACATTTTCATATGGAGTGATAAATCCTGATAGTTCACCATTCGCCTTGGCTCTCCAAGGTAAGTAAACATTTATAAATTCTTCATGCTCTTGGTCATTCTGTCCTTCAACTAAATAACTAGCATTAGACGAGGTGGTATCATTTCCTGTGACTTTAATTCTGACCGTCTTTACCATGTCATTTTCTCGTCTTTGTGGCATTTCTTGATTATTTACAAAGTTTTGAGTTTCATGAGATACATACTCCCATGTAAAATTCATTTGTACATTTAGTGTTGTAGTGACTGCATTTCCTTCGCTGTCTGTTCCTGTTTTAATTATATAGTCCATTAGACTTTCTGTTCTCCTGTTATATTATGTGCTATATATCCAATATTATTTCCACCTTTTACAACATAAGTATCATCATCTTCTACATCCATGTTGTGAGTAATACAAGATTGTGTAATTTTAGGTATAGCAAATATTTCTTCTCTAGTTCCATTTTCACAAATTAAAAAGTCTCCAACTCTTAAATCTTGTACTTGAACAAATTTAAATACACCATCTTTAAATGCTAACATTGGATGTTCATTAGTTACTTTTAAGTTATAGTTAATCCAATAATAATTTGTGTGTTCATGTGGGTCTGTTACTGTTACAACATTTGAAGTTCCAAAACTTCCACTACCTATTTCTGTAGCTGTCCAAGATTTATAAGCATCTTCCTCAAGTGATAAACTTGAATGTCTAAATGATTTTACACTTTCTCCAGATGTTACATCTTCAATGTTTTTAAGTGAGCCGTCAGCCATAACGATAGGAGTTCCTTGTACGAAACAACCTCCGCCAGGCAAGCCGCCGCCGCTTCCACCTGATCCTCCGCTTCCAGAGGTGCCTCCAGTTGTTACAGTAAAGTCTTGTGTGCTTTCTCCTATGGTAACAGTTGAAGTTCTTGCTGTAAGATTTGTTGATGCTGAAGTAATCTCAACATTAATATAACTTCCATTAGCTATATTAGCATTAGCTGTTCCAAAACTTCCATTATCAATTTTAAATCTTGTGAAAGAAGTATTATTTATACTTACTGTTTTTGTTCCTGCAAACCCACCAACAACTTGTGTATTTGAATATATTGCTGTACTTAATGCTACACCTGACTGGTTAGCAAAACTAAATACTGGGTCTGTTGTTCCAAACTTGATAAATCTAGCTTCTCCAATACCTAATCTGTCAGGGCCTGAGTCTGCCTGTGCTCTAACAAATGCTGATACATTTCCTGCGCCTGTGTATGTAAATGCTATTGGCATATTACCTGAAGCAACTGGAGATGTATTAGTGTAGAGTCTACCCTCTGAAACATTACCTGCAGTATATTGATCAATTCTTGGTGTCTCATATATTAGTGTTCCTTCACTTGCAGTAGAACTACCTGTTCTAATCTGAATACTTACAGTTTTTACATAGTGTGTTCCACCCGTAACTCTAACAAAACCTTGATAGAACCCTGGCCCACTACCTATACTTACAATATGCTTATTATCAAATGTATTAGTAGACCAACTTCCTATAGTTACTCCTGATACATTTGCACCAGATGAAGGTAATACAAGTGTTCCATTTACGGTTATATCATCTCCTTCAAGTGTACCTTTGAACTTTGCATTACCACTTGAATCTATATAAAAGTTTTTACTTGATAAATATCCAGTAGACCCTAGTACAATACCTGTACCTGTTGCAAAGTTTCCATCACTTCCACCAACTGAACTACCTCCAGTAATTGTTGCAGCAGTAAGAGTCCAACCACCAACAGAACCTCCTGTTTTATTTTGTGAGTTTGCTGCTGAAGCTGCTGCAGATGCTGTTGTTTTACTGTCTGCTGTTGATTGTGCGGTACTTGCTGCTGTTGCGGC